ACGCTGATTTTTATGCTAAGTACTGGACCGCATTAAGTACACCTGATTATATACGGAGTTTATGCTCTGTTTCAATCAAGGAGGAAGTGCGGCTTAAGGAAAAGATAGATCGTGATGAGGTGCGAACCATTATAGCTATGGATGTTAACCATGTAGTTGCTCATGGTCAGTTGTGTTTAGAGCAAAATCAACGCCTTGTTGCTAGTCATGAAGATCATCCCATTAAGTTGGGTATCAACATGTTTGGCGGTGGGTGGCACAGATTGAATTATAAGATGAGTAGATTCGGTAGTGGTGCAAACACTATCGAGTTGGATGGAAAGAAATTTGATGGTCGATTTCGATATTATTGTTTTACAAAAATACGAGATTTTCGCTTTAAAATGTTAAGTGCGGAGAATCGCACTGAAGCAAATAAAATGCGCTTGAGAAATATATATTATGAGTTAGCTCATGCTCCACTAGTTAATGTTGATGGCTGTGTTTATGGTCGGTCAGCTGGTAATCCTAGTGGTCAAGGTAGCACAACTCCTGATAATTCTCTTAAAAATTATCAAGATGTGGTAGTCCTATGGCATTTAATTATGCCTAGCGAAATGCACACCTATGAATGTTTTAGAGATTTTCTCGAGATCTGTATTGTTGGGGATGATATAAATATTTCGGTTCATCCGAGTATTCATCATTTATTTAATGTAGCAGCTATTCGACGTGTGATGTCGAAGATTGATATGGAGTATCATTTTGCTGCTGAAGAGTTTAGACATAACTATGAGTGTACTTTTTTAGGTCACGGTTTTAGTCTAGTAGATATCGATGGTCTTGATAGAGCAATGTATTTGCCAATTATAGACTGTGAACGCATGCGTTCAAATATGTTGATTTATAACAGTAAACATACTGTTGACAACACCATTGTGCGTGCTTGTGGCCTTAGAAATGAGACTTTTGCGTGCCCTGATTGTCGTGTTTGGTTTAACAATTTGATACAATATTTGCGTTCCCGATATAGTCACGACCTTAAATGTGTCGATGCGTTTAAAAACTACTTAACTGATCGTGAACTTTGGGAGTTATACTCAGGGTTGAGTGCTTTAAAGCCCGAATTTGGGGTTCGGAGGATGCATGGGTTATCATGCCCGTATAAATATAGCCAATCTGTTCAAGAATGGTTTAAAATGCGGTGCAAAGGTATTGTGTGTCATTGTTTTAGTGGTCAACTATGGTGCGGTGTAACCCCGCCAGGGAATTCCTGATCATTTAATAGATCTCCCCCCCCCCTTTTCTAATCTCTTTTTCTTTTCCGTTTTATGTTAAAATACCTTTTTTCATTCTTTCACCAAGTAGAAAATGAACAGGCCAAAGAAAGCCCAAAAAAAGAAGGCAACTGCTCGTGCTGTCAATGTAGCCAAGCAAGTTGTAGCTGCGATTACACACTCCTCTCCGGCTCAGCCGAAGAAGAAGCGAAATCGCAGACGCAAAGCTCAAAATCTGGGCAACAACCAAGGCGGTTCTGGCCGTCTCGGTCTCTCTTCCGTAAATCGTAGTTCAACTCGTTTGAAGCAAACGATTGAGGAAGATGAGTATATTGCAGAAGTCGCAGGTTCGGTCGCTTTTGCAACTACACAATATAATGTGAACATTGGGCAAAATTCGACATTCCCTTGGGGATCGAAAATTGCTTCTTTGTTTGAAAAATATCATTTTGATCAACTTGAATTTTATTATCGTCGTGAGGTTTCCGAATATGCTACTAATGGTCAGAGTGGTAAAGTGATGCTCTCGTTTGATTACGACGCGTCTGATGCCCCTCCTTCTAATAAGCAGCAGGTTTTGGATACAATTCCTCATGTTGATGCTATGCCGTGTGAACAAACTATACGGTTAAACATCAACACTAACGAAATGAAATCTCAAGATGGTTGGTATGTTCGTCCTGGTGCTCAACCAGCGAATACTGATATAAAAACATATGATTGTGGTGTGTTGTCGGTTTCCACTTATGGTTGTGCTAATACAACCACAATTGGTGAGCTTAGAGTTCGTTATAAATGTACACTTCATGTGCCTGTGCTTGAGGCCGTTGGTGGTCCAGCTCTTCAAGCTGGTAGTTATTTTGAAATGACATCTGCTGTAGCTGGTGAAACTGCTGCAGCAACAACAGTTTGGGGTCCACAGTTTGCTTCTGCAACTAACCCCATTACTATTGCTAATAGTATTCAAGCCACTATTTCTACAGCTGGTTTGATTACTCTTTTGCCTGGTGTCTATAAAATTGAGTTTGCAACGTCTAGTGTTTGTAATGGCGCTAGCGTTTCAGCGCTTAATACCAAGTTATGCCAAGTCATAGCTGCCAATACTGATCCTGTTATTGGAGCTATAGGTAATGGTGCAGTGTCTCAAGTTAATGAGGCTACTGCTGCTTATAATGGCTGGTTTAGTCCAGTGTCTGGTTATGTGTGGAGTACAGTTCAGTGGGGTACAACCCTATCACTGCAATCCGCTGTTACTTATGGTGCTGGAGCAGCTCTCAATAATTCTTATATTAAAATAACATCATTATAGCCACTAAACAGCCTTCTTGTTACTTATGTGACACAAAAGGTGAATGTTTTTGTTTCGCCAGCTTCTTGCTTGATAACGAGTTATAATAGTACTGTTGCATCAGGTTTGACAGGAGGCACAATTAGTGCCACCTCAACTTTTACACCTACTATAAATTCTGCTACAAGTTTGTCGCTTACTGGAGCACCAACTGGA